GCGGTGTACGTGGCGGAGCCGCAACATTATACTATCCAATTTGGCATCTAGAAGCTGAAGAATTACTTGTTTTAAAAAATAACAAAGGTACAGAAGACAACAGAGTTAGGCACATGGATTATGGAATTCAGTTTAACAAACTTATGTACGAACGTTTACTTACAGGCAAAGATATTACATTATTCTCGCCTAGTGATGTTCCTGGTTTATATGACGCATTTTTTAATGACCAAGATAAATTTAAAGAATTATACGAAGAGGCTGAAAAAAAAGTTACTAGAAAAAAAGTTATTCCAGCATCTGAATTATTTGGTATGTTTATGGAAGAACGTAAAAATACAGGAAGAATTTATTTACAAAATGTAGATCATGCTAATACACATGGTGCATTTTTAGAAGATGTTGCACCAGTAAAACAGAGTAACTTATGTTGTGAAATTAATTTACCTACTAAACCTCTTTCTTCGTTTAATGATGAAGAAGGTGAAATTAGTTTATGTACATTGAGTGCTATTAATTGGGGTAACGTTAGATCTCCAGATGACTTTGAACGTATATGTAGATTAGCAGTACGTGGGTTAGATGAGCTATTAGATTATCAAAACTATCCAGTATTAGCGGCAGAACTTAGCACAATGAAAAGACGTCCATTAGGTATTGGTATTATTAACTTTGCTTTTTGGTTAGCTAAGAATGATTTAAACTATCAAGATATTGATAAAAAAGGCCTAGCATTAATTGATACATGGGCAGAAGCATGGAGTTATTATCTAATTAAAGCAAGTGCAGATTTAGCAGTTGACAAAGGTAATATATCAGGAATAAACGAAACAAAGTATGGACAAGGTATTACACCTAATATGACATACAAAAAAGAATTAGATGAATTAGTACCACATAAAGAACGTATGCCGTGGAAAAGTCTGCGTAAACAATTACAAAAAACAGGTATTCGTAATAGTACACTAATGGCACTTATGCCTGCTGAAACTTCAGCACAAATTAGTAACAGTACTAACGGTATTGAACCGCCACGTGCCTTTGTAAGTGTTAAGCAAAGCAAACATGGGGTTTTGAAACAGGTTGTGCCTGGTTATCCTAGGTTAAAGAATAAATACGATCTGTTATGGTCTCAAAAGAGTCCAGAAGGTTATTTAAAAATTATGGCTGTATTACAAAAATACATTGATCAAGGCATCAGTGTTAATACAAGTTATAATCCGGAATTTTATGAAGAAGAAAAAATTCCAATGAGTACAATGTTACAGCACCTTGTAATGTTTTACAAGTATGGCGGTAAACAATTGTATTACTTTAACACTTATGATGGTCAAGGAGAAATTGACTTTGATAAGAAAAATGCCGAGCAGATGCTTGGTAGAGAAGAATTCGATTCAGACGAAGAATATGATGACTACTGCGAGAGTTGTGTAATTTAGGAAAGAAAACAACATGTCAATATTAAATGTAAAAAACGAAAAATATCATACTGAAGCCAATGCATTTCTTGATGGTGATTTAGGTTTTCAGCGTTATGATACTGTAAAATATAAACAGTTTGATAAACTAACTGATAAACAATTAGGCTTTTTTTGGAGACCAGAAGAAGTTGATGTAAGCAAAGATTCAAAAGATTTTAAAGATCTTACTGAACACGAACAACATATATTTACAAGTAATCTAAAACGTCAGATTCTATTAGATAGTGTACAAGGTAGAGCACCAGTAGAAGCATTTGGTCCTATTACAAGTTTACCGGAATTAGAAAACTGGATTATGACATGGACTTTTAGTGAAACAATTCATTCACGTAGTTATACACATATTATTCGTAACATTTATAATAACCCTACTTTAATTTTTGATGAACTAGCAGATAGTAAAGAAATTGTTGAATGTGCAGATGATATATCTAGATACTATAATGATCTTATTGAATATTCACAGTACTATCAATTATTAGGAGTAGGTACTCACAAAGTAAATGGAAAAACTATTGAAATAAATGAGTATGATTTGAAGAAAAAGATTTGGATGTGTGCAAACAGTGTTAACGTATTAGAAGGAATTAGATTCTATGTTTCGTTTGCTTGTTCGTGGGCATTTGCAGAACTTAAGAAAATGGAAGGTAATGCTAAAATTATTAAATTTATTGCACGTGATGAGAATGTGCATTTAGCAAGTACACAATATTTACTTTCAAAAGTTCTAACAAAAGAAGATAAAGACTTTGCTAATATTGCAGAAGAATGTAAACAAGAAGTTACTGATATGTTTGTAGCCGCAGTAGAGCAAGAAAAAGAATGGGCTGATTATTTGTTTAAAGATGGTAGTATGATTGGTCTAAATGCACAATTGTTACATGATTATATTGAATGGATTTGTTGTAAACGTATGACTGCATTAGGAATGAAATGTCCGTACTCAACACCTCAAGCTAACCCACTACCATGGACAGCAAAATGGATTAGCGGAGCAGAAGTACAGGTAGCACCACAAGAGACAGAGATTAGTTCTTATGTTATTGGTGGTGTAAAAAAAGACGTATCAGAAGATACATTTTCAGGAATGAGTTTATAATGATTACAATTTACGGAAAACCAGCTTGTCCTTACTGTGTTAAGGCAAAACAGTTATGTGAATCACGTGGGTACAACTTCGAGTATAAGCAACTTGATGTAGATTTCACCAGAGAACAATTGTTCGAGGAGTTTCCAACTGCTAGAACATTCCCACAAATAATTGTAGGCGGCAACAAAGTTGGCGGCTATGAGCAACTTGTCCAATACATTGAAGATACAGGATACAATGGTACAGGGCATTCAACCGGAGTATAAATTATGTTAATTGAAACACCATACGTTGTAGGCGATGTAGTAAGTATTAAACTTTCTTCAGGTGAAGAAATGATCGCACGTTTAGAAGAAGAAAACGATAAAACAGCAATCGTATCAAAACCATACATTCTAATTGCCGCCCAAAATGGGATGGCGTTAGCACCATATATGTTTACAGTTAGTCCAGATACTAAGATCAAATTAAAGATAAATAGTATTATATGCATAGTTAAATCAGCAAAAGATGCTAGTGATATGTATATTAAACAAAGTACAGGATTAACAGTAGCAAATGCCTCAAGTACATAGAAACGGAGATTCAAGATTATGCGGTGCAAGTACAAATGCACAAGCATACCAGAATGTTCATGTTAATAACCAACCTATTAGCGTAGATGGTGATCCAAACAGCCATGGAGGCGGAAGCCTTGGTGCTATATGCAAAAATGTGTTTGTAGGTGGTAAACTAGTTGTACTTAATGGTAATCCAGCTGGAGCAGACAATCTCTGCCCTATTCCTCCACATTGTGGACCGGATGCTAGTTCAGGTAGTCCTGATGTGTACATAGGACAATAATAATGGCAAACGATTTTGTAGATGGCTTAAAAGACGCAAGTGATTATATCAATAGGACTACTGTTGATATTCCTACTGGTGCTGATATAGACCTAAATAATGGTACTATAACAGCTCAAACACAAGCGTACAGCTTGAAAGAAATCATTTGTAGTATATTGGCCGGAAACGGCATAAAACTCCCAAATTTGCAAATATGCTTAAAGGTTAATATAGGTAGACTAATACCTGAGATTCCTGCTGGTTTAGAAGATTTGAGAGATGCTTTACAAGAAGCAGAAAATGCACTTGACGATTTTATTGCACACACTAACATTGATAATGCACTAGGAAGATTAAATGCAGCCATAGCAGAATTTGCGGCTATTGCTAATATGATTAACTTCTGTGGTACACCAGTTGTTCCACGTGCTATTCCAAATGTATTAAAAGACGCAATGGGAAGTTTCACAGGTGCAGGTAAAGATATATTAGATACATTAGGCCAAATGGCAGATAGCGATATTGGTGGATGTATTGGCACAGATGGTAAATTTAATCCAAACTTGTTTACAGGTGGATTGTTACAAAAGCTAGGAGCTCAATTTGATAACTTAGCTAATTTACCTGATGCAGTTAAAAATAACATTATTAGTGATTTAAACGCATTTAAGAATGATATTTCTAACTTAATAGAATTTGAAAATAATTTTGCAGGAACAGAACCTGGTGGTCAAGGTGGTAGTATGTTTGCTCCACAAGAAAGAACTAACACAGGTGTTGGTGTTGCAGTTGACATGGATAACATGACACTAGCAAAAAGTCAACAGTATGCAAGTAATTTACAATCAACTTATAACAGCCTTAAAGGTTATGCAGTAGATGAAGATGGAAATAATATATTTCATTATCTATTAGAACCTGAAATGTTAAATAGATTAGAAAATGATGGTGATCCAACTGTACCATTATCTGAAAGAGAACCAATATACGATCATTGTAATAGAGTAATAGGTTACACTGAGCGTAATACACAAACAGTACAAACAACAAGTTCTGGAAGTCCTAGAATTCCACAAGAACAACCTGGTATGACAGGATTGTCAGAAACAGGAACAAAAGTAACATCACCTCCAGCAACAACTACAAACTTAAATGCAGAAACACCGGCAAGTAGTAATTCTTCAGGATCAGGTACAACTGGACCAACTGGCCCACAAGGCCCAACTGGCCCACAAGGACCAGCAGGACCAGCCGGTGCTAACGGAGTAGATGGACAAAATGGTACAAATGGAGTAAATGGACAAGATGGTCAAGATGGTGCAACAGGACCACAAGGTGCAACAGGACCACAAGGTGCAAC